TCTATGACATAGATACTTTGAAAGAGAAGTATGGACTTAAAACAGAATCTGAATGGGACGAAGCATTAAATGAAATAGGTGATGAAGATATAAAGAAGATAAAAAAATTAATTAAATCAGGAGAGAATTTAGATAAAAATCCTAGAATTAGTATTTCTACAATACATGGTGTCAAAGGTAATGAAAGAGAAAATGTAGTTGTAATAACAGACTTGGCTGGTGCAGCATTTATTGATTATGAAAAAGATCCAGATGATACACATAGATTATTTTATGTTGCCTGCACAAGAACAGAAAAAAACTTATATATAATCGAACCACAAACAAAAAAGGCATACAATCTATGACAAACAAAGATATATTTGAGGAAGCTTTTCCTCAAGACAGACAAATAGGCGGGAGTCACTACAAGGACTTTCACATTCAACCCTACGAATTTATTTCAAAGAATGATCTATCGTTCTTTCAGGGCAATGTTGTGAAATATGTTTGTAGATATTTACACAAAAATGGTATAGAAGATTTAGAGAAGATCAAACACTACTGTGATCTAGAAATTAAAAAAATGAAAGATACTAAAAAATAATGGAAGAGTATATAGACGTAGGTCTTATAACTGTAATTGTAATAGCAACATGTCTAATAAATTTATAATATGAAATTAGTATTTAAACCTCAAACTGAGTGGCTACCACCAGAATCTTTTCCTGACTTATCAAAGTATGATGAGATTGCAATTGACTTAGAGACTAAGGACCCAGATTTAAAATCAAAAGGTTCAGGTTCAGTTATTGGTAATGGTGCAGTAGTTGGAATAGCTGTAGCTGTTGAAGGTTGGTCCGGATATTATCCTATCGCACATGAAGGTGGTGGTAACATGGATAAGAACATGGTCATAAAATGGTTTACCGATGTACTAAAAACACCTGCAATTAAGATATTTCACAATGCAATGTACGATGTATGCTGGATTAGGTCTATGGGCCTTAAAATAGATGGTAGAATAGTAGATACCATGATTGCTGGCTCTCTCGTGGACGAGAATCGCTTTCGTTACGATTTAGGTAGTTTGGGTCGTGATTATGTCGGAATCGGCAAAAATGAGGCTGTATTAAAGGAAACTGCAGCGCATTGGGGCATCGATCACAAAGCAGAGATGTATAAACTACCTGCAATGTATGTCGGCGAATATGCCGAGCAAGATGCAGTGCTAACTCTAAAATTATGGCAAGAGATGAAGAAACAGATTGAACATGAAGATGTACAATCTATCTTTGATCTTGAGACAGAACTATTTCCTTGCCTCGTTGATATGAGATTCTTAGGTGTGCGTGTAGATACAGAAGCAGCTCACCAACTAAAGAAAAAATTAGTTGGAGAAGAAGAATCAGCATTACTAAAAGTAAAAAAAGAAACAGGAATAGACATTCAGATATGGGCTGCAAGATCAATTGCCAAAGTTTTTGAAAAACTAAACTTGCCTTATGACGTAACTGAGAAAACAAAAGCACCATCCTTTACTAAAAATTTTTTACAGAACCATTCACATCCGATAGTTCAACAAATTGCACGTGCAAGAGAGATAAATAAATCTCACACAACTTTTATTGATACCATACTAAAGCACTCACATAAAGGTAGAATACATGCTGAGATCAATCAGATAAGATCAGATCAAGGTGGTACAGTAACAGGACGTTTTAGTTATAACAATCCAAACCTACAGCAGATACCGGCACGGAACAAGGAACTTGGACCACTGATCAGATCATTATTTATTCCTGAAGAAGGACATACTTGGGGTTGCTTTGACTACTCACAACAAGAACCTAGATTGGTTACACACTATGCAAGTCTTGATGATCTTTATAAAGTAAATGAAGTTGTTGATGCATACAATGATGAACCGGATACAGACTTTCATAAGATTGTTGCAGACATGGCCAATATTCCAAGATCACAAGCTAAGACAATCAATCTTGGTTTATTCTATGGTATGGGTAAAAATAAATTACAAGCAGAGTTAGGTGTATCAAAAGAAAATGCTGATGATCTATTTAGAACTTACCATGACAAAGTTCCATTTGTTAAAATGTTAATGGAAAGTGTAATGCGTAGAGCCCAGGACAGAGGTCGAGTTAGAACTTTACTAGGACGTAGATGTAGGTTTAATTTATGGGAGCCCAACCAGTTCGGGATACATAAAGCATTGCCTCACGAAGAGGCGCTCACGGAACACGGACCAGGGATCAAGCGTGCGTACACATACAAAGCACTTAATAAATTAATACAGGGATCAGCAGCTGACATGACAAAGAAAGCTATGGTTGATTTGTATAAAGAAGGTATCATACCGCATATACAAGTACATGATGAACTTGATATATCTGTCAGTGATAATGCGGACAAGATAAAAGAAATAATGGAGAACGCAGTAGAATTAGAAGTGCCAAACAAAGTGGACTATGAATCTGGTTCTAACTGGGGTAGTATAAAATAATGTTTTTAATAAATACATATTTAGACAAAAGTAAAATACAAGGTGTTGGAGTTTTTTCAAACGAGAATGTTATAAAAGGACAAAAAATAAAAGAAGTAAGACCTGAGTTTGAATTTAGATTTGATAAAACAAATTTACCAAAAATGCCTTTAGCATTCGCTAATTTTATTGAATCTCATGGGTATGAAAACAATAAATATGAATATGTTTTAAGTATTGATAATGAAAAATATTTAAATCATAGCAAAGATCCTAATGTAGATGATGATGGAATAGCTTTAAAAAATATTAAAATAGGTGACGAAATTACCATAGACTACAGAGATTTTGATGATAGCATTGATTCATGGCTTACTTAAATGCAAACATACCACCAACATATGCACAAATAAGAAAGGAGTATCTTTATGATCTTAAAAAACATCAGGGAGAAGTTGCTGACTGTATTATCTTTGGTCTTAGCGCTCTTACAGGCAGGGCTATATTATTTCATGCTATTATGGAAAACGGTGCAATATTTTATCGCCTCCCTATTAGCGCGTTTATTCAACAGGGATTTGATGCATCCGGAGTGCCCTCAAGACGACTTGATGAACTACAGCTCTGGAATTGTTTTTCTTATTATCCTTCTGTTCATCGTTGGGATATACTAGACGGACAAGCCGGTAAGTATATAGGAAAAGATAAAAAATGGCACCCTGGAAAATATTTATTTACAGTTGACTTTGCACATCCAGAGTCTAATATACTTGACACTGATCATTCAGAGATTCCGCACGAACACAAGTGCGCTCACATAATTGCACTAGATGATGGTAATTATGCAGCACAACCTAACAATCGATGTATATGGGACATACCTTCTTTTACAGTAAAAGATGATATTCCTGATTGGAAAGTGCAGACCTCTGAGTGGAATGTAGAAGATAGCAGGGCTTGGCGTACAGAAGATACGGATAAGTTTTTCTATGAAATCGAGGAGAAAAAAAATGATTAATAAAATAAAAAGTAAAGCTATGCATTACTGGTCAGACCACAAGATTGAATGTCTTGTAGTTGCTATTTTAGTTGTAGCTTACATAGTTAAGTAATTATTATGGAAATAGCCAGGATGAACTATTATTTTACAGGTTTATTAATTGTTATGATGGTGCTCCTGGCTTTCTGTGGAGGACCTAGTGTCCAATAAACCATTAAACATCGGAGAAGAGGCACGAGTACAGATGCCTATGAAAACGGTTGCTAGCCTGATCGTGCTGGTAGCAATGGGCGTGTTCGCATATACAGAAGTGACGGCAAGGTTGACTAGTCTGGAGACATCAAGAGAATTGTTTAATGCAGATTTACTCAAAAAGTCTGAACAAAAGCCCACGGATCAAGAACAATTTATGTTAATAGAAGCATTGTATGGAGACGTTGAAAAATTAACTGTAACTCAAGAACAAAATATGACTAACAAAGTCAATATAGAATTTTTAAAAACACAACTAGAAAAAGCAT